TAAGTTTGCACATAAACGTTATTGCATATCCTTTCATCGGTTATTGAATAACCGATGATGAGATAATAAATAACAAATGACGAGATAATTAAAACCAAAATACGTTGAAGCAGATCACTCCAGCAGGAAGGGAAGCAGATCACTCCAGGCAGATTATATCGGCAATAAAACAGGGTAAAAAAGGGAAAATATTACAGATTATTTGTTCTTTCCATTTACTGTTAAGTTTATAGACGGGAAACGGCACAAAATAGCCGTAATATAGTGTATTTATAGGCTTTTCAGGGGTTTTTTATTGGTATTCCTGCTGGTTTCTGCTGATTCTGGAGGGCTGGAGGGGTAATAGCTACCCTCTTGAGGGGCGGGGGTTAGCCCTACATCCACCCTCAAAACAATATAATCAATAGTATTGTTGACTTTAAGACTAAACCTGTTATACTTACTACATGAGCACAAACATTTGCAGACTGATAAAACAGCTGATGCGGGAAAAGGGAATCAAACAGAAAGACTTAGCAGACGAGTTAAGTGTTACGTTCCAGAGAGTGTCTACGCTTCTTAAGCAGGACAACATCGAGGTAGACAATGCAAAGCGGATTCTGGAAGTGTTAGGGTGCGAACTGATAGTTTCGGACAAAGAGACCGGAGAGAGCTATCAGATTTAAGGTTTACGGATTGGAAAAAAGGAGAGACGACATGATTTACGGTTACGCAAGAGTTTCAACGACAGGGCAGGCAAAGGACGGAAACAGCCTGGAGTATCAGGAAAGACTGCTCAAGGAGAACGGAGCGCAGGAGATTTACAAAGAAGCCTATACAGGCACAAAGAAGAACAGACCGGAGCTTGACAAGGTAATTGCCAAGATGGAAGCAGGAGACACGCTTATCGTTACCAAGCTGGATAGATTTGCAAGAAGTGTAAAGAACGGTTTGGAGATTGCGGATCAGATTGCGGAAAAGGGATGTGCGCTTAGAGTTCTGAATATGGGTTCGTTAGGGATGTTCGATTCTTCCCCGACGGGGAAACTGGCAAGGGCTATGTTTCTTGCGTTCTCAGAATTTGAAAGAGACATGATCGTGCAGAGAACAACGGAAGGAAAGGTAATTGCCAAGGCAAGAAAGGGCAAAGCCTACAAAGAAGGGCGGAAGCCGATACCGGAAGATGTTATTGCAAAGATTCAAGAAGGTATCGGGTACCAAGAACTAGGGATTTCCAGAGCTGCATGGTACAAGTACCGCAATGCCTGAAAGAAAAGTAAATATGCGTTAAGGGGCGGTAAAGACCGTCTCAGGTTCAAAGGAACTGTATTCAAAGGGGCAAAACCCTTGGTGCAGTTCCTTTTTTTGTTTTTACGGAGGTAGGACATGGAATACGAGAAGTTGTACGGGAATATATTTGCAGCTGCAAAGAAAGAAGACTTCGAGCTTGCAATCTGTTCCGACTTGTCGGATTGCCTTATCAACTGGCACAAGGAAAACCCAAACGACAAGACACCGTATCGCAAGGCAAGCGAAGTGTTGAACGCACAGAGCTTTGCAATGCATAAGTGTGTTGAGAAGAAAGACTTCCATACGGCAGAGAATTTCCGGAAGCTGATATACCGGACACTGTTATTCTCTTCCAGAGAGAATTTCGACCACTATATGCAGGCGTTAGAGTACGACCGCGAGTATTCGACCAAGTTCTATCTTCCAAGGCGTAGAGTGCTGTTAAAAACGGTCAAGGCGTTGCAAGCGATTGCGGACGGGCAATTAGACGAGCTGTTTATCTCGATGCCGCCAAGAACCGGGAAGGCTCTAGCAGACGATACGCCGATTTTGACACGTGATGGATGGAAGAATCACGGGGATTTGAAGGTGGGTGATGAGGTAATCGGTCTTAACGGTGAGTTTAAGAAGGTTCTCTATGTGCATCCGAAGTGTCAGTTAGATGTCATGATGGAATTTTCTAACGGAGAAAAAATTCAGTGCCATGAAAACCACGAATGGATGTTCCACGACAGAGGGAGAACAGACCTTGATTACGTCTTACATGAAACAAAATATTACGAGAAACGTTCTTTATCACAGGGAACTCCTGGAAAGAGAGGGCATCGGTATATTTTCCAGCTGCCGAAACACGGATATGTTCAGGGTGAAGAAAAGGAATTGCCGATTGATCCGTATACATTCGGTGTTTGGCTTGGTGATGGTTCCAATACTCAGCCGAGAATCACAAACGACAAACGGGATTATGCCATTATCGAAAAGATTATCAGCAAAGGACACAAGCTAAAGAGTACCTATTTGAACCGATTCACAGGTGTTTACGGTTACGACTTTGATTTCCGTCAGAAATTACACGCTTACGGGCTTTGCTATGACGGGCACAGAGTTGAAAAGTACATTCCAGACGATTTCCTTACCGCAAGTGTCGAACAGCGGCTTGAATTGCTTGCCGGTCTGATAGATACGGACGGAACATACGTGAAGAAAGAAAACCGCTATCATTACTGCACATGCGAAGAAAAACTCAAAGACACGTTTGTCGAGCTGATTTCAACCTTCGGATGGCGGGCGAGTGTTACAACGACTGAACCTAAAGTTTCAACTTCCGGTATTGTCGGAAAAAAAGTGACTTATGTTGTGGGGTTCAATCCAGATTGTGAGATTCCTTGTGTACTGGAACGGAAACGGAACCATACGTTCTCAAAATATAGAGCTATCGGCCTAAAGAGCATTACCCGAGTAGCACCAAAACAGGGGAACTGTATCACAGTAGAGGGTGACGGTATGTATCTGGCAGGAAGAACCATGGTTCCTACACATAATACCGGTCTTACTACGTTCTATTACACATGGCAATTCGGACGGACAAAGGGTGAACCGTCAAACCTGTATGTTTCTTATTCGGACATGATAACGGGTGCTTTCTACAATGGTGTTCTGGAAGTCTTGCAAGACCCTCATACCTACAAATGGGGAGAAATATTTTCAGACTGCAAGATCGTTTCTACCAATGCGAAAGACGAGACGTTAGACATAAACCGCGACAAGAAGTATCACACACTTACATGCCGGTCTTTATACGGTACGCTGAACGGTTCGTGCGACTGTTCCGAAGGTGGAACACTGATTGCCGACGACCTGTTATCCGGTATCGAAGAAGCAATGAACCCGGACAGATTAGATTCGGCATGGGCGAAAGTCGATAACAATATGCTGACACGAGGGCCGAGAGCTAAAGTCATTTGGGTTGGTACGCGGTGGAGCTTACAGGATCCAATCGGAAGACGGTTAAGCCTGCTGGAAACGGATTTCCGTTTTTACAACAGACGGTATACGGTTATCAACACGCCGGCCTTAAACGAAAAAGACGAAAGCAACTTTGATTACGACAGCGACAATATCAGACTTACGACAGAGTATTTCCGACAGAGACGCGCCAGCTTCGAGAGAAATAATGCAATGTGTGACTGGTTTGCACAGTATCAGGGTGAACCGATTGAACGTGGAAACACTTTATTTGAGGTAGACGGGTTCCGATATTTTAACGGCGATCTGCCAGACGGAGAACCCGATCGTAAGTTTATGGCGGTTGACCCGGCTTTCGGCGGTGGAGACTTTACTGCTGCGCCGATTATCTATCAGTATGGAGACGATTGTTACGTGGTCGATGTTGTGTATAACGATGGCGAAAAGAACATTACTCAGCCTTTGATTGCCGGTAAGATCGTAAAGCACATGCTGACAGCGACACAGATAGAGGCTAACAAGGCATTTCAGGGCTATGTGGACGGTGTTCAGAAGGAAGTTAATAAGTTGGACTATAAACTGAAAATCGTTCCGCAGAGAGCACCAAACAACGCCTCAAAGGAACAGCGAATTTTAGACATGGCACCGAATATCCGGGAACACTTTGTTTTTCTAAACACTGACCATCGGTCAAAAGAGTACAACCTGTTCATGCAGAATGTGTTTTCCTTCAAGGTTTCCGGTAAAAACAAACACGACGACGCACCAGACGCACTTGCACAGGCCGCATTTATGGCAATTACGGCAAATATGGTGTTTGTTCAGGCTGTTTTAAGGCCATGTTGAGGGGAAATATCCCGTTTTATCCCATTTTTCCCCATTTTCTATTTGCAAAAAAAAGAGGACTATTAAAAAAATGAAATTAAATAAACGGAGAACTACTGTAAATGGCAAATAACCCAGCGGAAAACAACGGCAGATGCGATTATAGTTCTTTCACCGGACGAAAGAAGATTCTTTTAGACTACGAAACAGTCACAAGAGATAATATCAATCAGATTTTGGAAGAAGCGATTCCGATTCATGAGGGAAACCGCAGTAAGATCAATTACCTTTGGAAGTATTACAAAGGCGATCAGCCGGTCTTAAACCGTATCAAAGCCTATCGTGAGGAAATCAATAACAAAGTTCTGGAGAACAGGGCGAATGAAATTGTTTCCTTCAAAGACGGTTATCTGCTTGGAGAACCAATCCAGTACGTAGCGGTTGGCAAGTCTGAAAACCTGGACGGCCTTAACCGGTTGAATGACTGGATGCGCTCATGCGATAAAGCGGTAGTCGATCACGATCTGGTCAACTGGATGCATATTTGCGGAACCGCATACCGTATTGTCAATCCGTCAAAGAATGCACTACGGGATGAAGGTGAGGCACCGTTCTATACGTTCTGTCTGGACCCTAGAGATACATTCGTGGTTTATTCCAGTTCTATAATCGGAGAACCGCCGATTCTGGCAGTCAAATACAGAGCTGCGAAAGATAACGACTTCATTTATTCGTGTTATACACCGGACACCTATTACGAGGTTCGCGGCATAATGCCTGAATACAAGATTATCCGTGAAGAGTTCAACCCACTGCGCGACTTGCCGATTATCGAATATCCACTCAACAGTGCAAGACTAGGTTCATTCGAGTTGTGCCTGTCTCTGCTGGATGCGATCAACGAAGTCGCAAGCTCACGTGTTGACGGCGTAGACCAGATAATTTCCAGCATTATGCTTTTCCATAACGTTGACATTGACGACGATGTTGTACGGAAAGTAAAAGAGCTTGGAGCACTGGCATACGCTGACAGAAACGAACAGATGAAGGGTGAAGTGAAATACATCACACCGGAACTCAATCAGACACAGACGCAGACGCTTGTATCTCACATGTACGAGACGGTACTTACAATCTGCGGAATGCCAAACAGAAATATGAACGCTACTTCCACATCAGACACCGGTGCAAGCGTTGTGCTGAGAAACGGATGGTCAGATGCGGAGGCAAGAGCGAAAGACGAGGAATTGATGTTCAAACGTTCAGAACGCAAGTTCTTACAGAACGTATTGCGTATCTCAAACGAGATGAACGAATCCTTGGGATTGAAACAGTCGGACATTGCGATTCGGTTCACACGACGCAATTACGAGAATATAGCGACAAAGGCAAACGTGCTGTCAACATTGTTAGACAAGGTGCCGCCGAGAACCGCTTATATCGCAAGCGGAATGTTCGTGGATCCGGAAGCAGAATACGAAGAATACGAGAATTGGAAAGCCAATCAGTCTAAAGAGACTGAACAACAGCCGGTACAAGCTCAAGAAAGCGTAAATGCCGAACGATTACAGGCTTAACAAGCAAATTATCAAGGCGATAGAAAGA